GCCGAGAGAGTTCTGTGAAAGAACAGACATGGGCGGCATAGAACGCGCAGGTGATATGGGCATACTCTTTTCTCACCGACCCGAACTTGAAACCGGAGAACAGTTAGAGGGCTATGTCCTTCTTCAAGGCTTTCACGGTGACGACTACTACGAATGTGAGTGCGGCAGCGTCACAACCGACGACCAAATGTGGTGGTGCGATGGCTGCGGCTCATCGGCTTGCGGCTCATGTGGCGGCAACTGTGACTGTAGAGAGTGTGCGTGCGGCGAATACTACGATAGCAACGGATGGAGTGATAGCGGCAAGTGTAGCCGTTGCGAGGAGGAGGAGTGAACATGGATGACGAAGGCAAGTGGGATAGAGAGCAACAACACCTTGACGACCACCACTACGACCTGCTCCATGAGGAGCGGTTGTTGAACTGCGAGCATGAGGAATGGAAAGTCACCGAAATAGTCAATGAGAGAACTCACGGACTACGAGGAGAGAAGTTGGATGACCCAATGCTTGAAGTCGAAATAGTCTGTGAGTTTTGTGGTAAAAGTAACATGGGCGAGATACAGTTAGACTTTGTGTTGGAGTGGTTGAACCATAACACTACCCCTTACTACTACGAGGAGTGGGAATGATGCCGACCAAAAAGCAAAGAGCGGCGCAACGATGGCGATACAATCAGAAGTATAAATCGAGAGTCAAGTCAGGTGAGAAAAATAGCCGACGCTTGCGTAGCGAGAAGACAAACTTCATAAGCAACAACGAGGAGGAGTAAATATGAGTGAGTTATCAGGAGCAATCCAACGACTACAAGACCTACACGATGAACTAAAGCAGTTAGAGGCCGCACGCGACGCAATCTACGAGGCGTTAGACGCGCTGGAAAACGCCGAGTGTGTTTTCAGCAGCACCGGACTCGGCTACTCAAGTGGTCTGTCGCATCATGCGTCAATGGAGATAGAAGAATCTCTTGCTATGGTTGATGAAAGAATCGAGGAAATAGAAGGGGCGGCTGAACAACTATGAGAGCAGAAACTATACCCCATGTTGAATACGAAATCTTCAATCTGATACTTGACGAGATAGATATATCTATGCTAAAAGAACAGATGTGCCCGACAGGAGATGATGTCGCACTTACTCGCTTTGAGAAGGGCGCAGCATCGGCAGCACAACTGATACAGAATCTAATCGAGAGGCGTAAGCACAGACTGCCTCACGACCACTTAGACTACGAGGTGAAGGCATGAAGGATGCACACTACTACTTACGCATCATCAAAAAGGAGTCAAGACTCTATGGTGATACACCACGCTCAATCGCTAATATCGCTTGGGCGGAACGACAACTTCTCGATATGATAGATGGGGTGAAGGCATGATGCACTACCACTATGAATCAACCGTGACGAGAGGAGAGAGCGAGCATGAAGTTTATCTTAGGCTAAAGAAAAGAGCGCATCTTCTCTACGACGACATCATAATGAGTAAGTCATGGTTTTCATACTCTAAGCATGACTCCCCTATCGCCATCTATACCTTCACACGCGACAGCGACCACGACCCACACTTTGAGCATCAAATAGGCAGGGGTTCATGGGAAGGCCGACATAAGGGGTTGAGTGAAGAATGATGAAGCACATCTCTAACGGGCGCGGTAGAATATGCGGCACACCTATTCCCGAACAGGGCGAGTATGTGTCGGATGCCGAATGGAGGAAACTATCTGAGTGCCCTGAATGTTTTGGTAAAAGTAATATCACGCTTGCGCCTCACGAACCTAAAGTTCATAAGCGTGAGGAACAACCGACAACTACGAAGCAAGGACTATACCTGCGACAATACTTGGAGTGAAAAAAATGGAATGGAAAAAGGGCGACAAAAAATACGAAGTATCATGGATAGAATACTACCAATACCTTGAGGGGTTGAGGCAATCGGGCATCACTAATATGTTCGGTGCAGCCCCTTACTTGGCTGAGGCATACGCTTTGTCGCAAGGCGAGGCATCAGAAGTCTTGGTGTCTTGGATGGAGAACTACGATGCTCTCCTATCCGATGGCGTAATAGAAAGGTGAAAGTAATGACGGAAAGAGAAGTATGTCCTGCCGACATGAGGCATCATGGGGGTCATGTATGGGTGAGAAAAACCCTGTTCGATGTTCATGTTGGCGTGGGTGATGTGATAGTCACCGATGTTGATATCGTGTGTCTTGACTGCAACGAGCGAAGAAACATTGTATGCACTACACCGATAATCTTCTTTCAAGAACTCTTAACGGAGAACAGAAAACCCATTTGGTTGATACCGGAGGAAGAATAATGAGTAACGCAAAGAGGAATACGCGAGCAATCAAGGGCTTCACAGTTAGAGGCTGGTGGATGCTGCGTGCTGCTGCGCTCTACCTACAAGATGTAGGAGAGGCAACTTCAAGTGAAATCTTAGCCAATGCAAGAAGTCCACCACGCCGCAAAGGACACGAAGGCTCACGCATAGACCTAAGCAGACGGGCACTATCAAGCCGCCTACAACGACACTCCTCCTTCAAGAGCAGGAAGGATGGGAAGAACAAATCCAATCCTGTTCTTTGGCGCGTCGTTGATGATAACATTTTCTTGGAGAACCCTCACGATAAAAATACTCGTAGAATGAAGGAGTGGAAACTATGAGTATGACTGTAGATGGACTATACCACGCCATGCTTAAGTTATTGAAGGAGGGGAAGGGCGACCACGAAATCTCCGTCGCTTTCCGTTGGGAAGGCGATACGGTTCTTTCCAATATCACATCATGGTGTCTTAACGGTAAAACTATTCAACTAAATGAGGAGGACTTTGACCTCCTCCTAATTGACGAGGGGATAAAGGATGAATTGCACCGCCTGTAAGGGTCGAGGATTCACAGTAGTCTATGCCGCCTGTGGTGGTAAGGAACCTGAACAATGTATGTGGTGTAGAGGGAGAGGAATTGAATGAGTAAGTTTGAGGAAAAAGTAATACAAAAAATAATGGAACGCGCCAAAGTAGGCGAAGCCAAGTATGGCGTGACGATGGAGAGAAAGGACCTCAGCATCGTTGAGTGGTTGGTTCATCTCCAAGAGGAACTGATGGATGCTTGCGTCTATGTAGAGCGGCTCATCGCAGACTGCTCATGCCCACTTCACGACACAGAACCGGAGAAAGGATGTCCTTACTGCCGACGCTTGTGAAGCATGACCGAAGCCTTTAAGTGTGCTAACTATGTCGGAGATAATATGAGGCACAAGAGAATACGCAGGGCTTTAGTCCAAGTGATTCGGGCAAATCCCGAAGGAATAACGGCTAACCAAATCTTAGAGCAACTTGACCCTAAGAGGAAGAAGAAGGTGAGTAACGCCAAGCACATAAGCACACTACTTCGTGGTGTGAAGGGTGTGAAGAAGTCAGGCGTAACAGGCATCGGTTTTGGAGATGGGTATAGAACTACAGCCTCCTACCAAGTCAATGTGTATTACTACGACGAAGATGAGGGGGCCGAGATATGAAAACAGACACAAAGTGGATATTGTTCGCCAAGCGACCATCAAGAGATAACTGCATAGGTAGAGGTAGAATCCTTGACTGTCGGCTAAATAAAAGAGGAGTGGAGTTTGAGGAAGGGTTTTTGTTGGAAATAGACATGACGCTCGACGGTGTTAGGTTTGTCGGCACTTTAGCACCAGCACGCAAACAGGATGAGGAGGAATAATTATGAAGAAATATAGTGACTACTTAGAGGATAAAAGAAAAGAGGAGGAGGAGAGTAAGATACCTTACGCCTTCACCGACTGCCCCGAATGTAATGAGTGTAGGGAAGTCATAGAACTGATGAGTAAGTGGATGAGCATAGGCTCCTTCCAACAGAAGACACCACAGAAAATGGTTAAGGAGTTCAAGGCTACTATGAAGCGAGCGAATGCTATCATACGACAAAACAAACAGGACAGGGAAGAATACTGATGAGTTCCTATGTCGAAATACGCCCGCTTCAATGCGAGGTAATAGGAGCAAGCGAATACGCCCTACCAAGACATGACTCACCCATGCACCCTGTGGTTAGGTTTTCCGACGGCAAGCATTCTTATCACATAAACGATAGGTATGTGCTTTATTCTTTCCTAAAGGTATTAGACCCCGAACTTGAATATCTTGATATGATGCAAAGCATCTATGATACGCCCATAGGCGAGCGACCAAGTTTAGACATCATCATACAGGGGTATTTGGGCTACTCAGAACCACCACACCTTCGTATGGGTCTGTGGGTAGAGAATACCGAGATAAACAAGTCACGCGAAATCTTGAGTGTGGAAGATGGAAACACCAATAGCGAATACTTCGATACTACTATGGAATACATTAGGGCTAACTTTCTCCCCGAACACAACACATCTATCCGGCACATGATAAAGGGAAAAAACAAATACCCTGTAATGGTTTTCTCTAAGGGTAATACTAAGATAGAAATAATGTCCTACAAACAAAAGACTTTCATAGCCGGAAGATACAAAAACAGGTATCAACCACGACCCGTAGGCTTCTGTCCTCGTTGGTCGCATTTGATACCTCACGACATCCTAAGTATAATGTTAGATGACTACCGCATACTCGATAGCATGGATGAACTCACTAAGGATAGCATAATCGTTGGTGGTGGTGGAGCATCAGAAAGGCTCAAGCATTGGGCCGAAAGGAATGCTTTAGAAAGGGATAATATGTATCGCTTTGACCGTAAAACTATTCAGGCAATCAATTCTTTTTGTAATGTCGAGGAGTGAAAAAAGAAAAAAATGCTTGACTGCGCCCCACTTTTCTAATTCTTCAATTTCTTCAAAGGTTATTAAGTTAAGTTAAGTGTCTTACATACCTTTGAAGTAATTGAAAAAATAAGGAATAGGCTCGCAGTATAGCGGTTTATTCTTTTCACGCTTGCGCCACGAAATAAAAATAATTATATGCGTAATGGAATGGTGTTAGTATATGGCGCGACCACAGCATAAGCGAATGCAGCACAGACTTTACCACCACTTGTTAGAGAGAGGCCCGATGACGACACGACAACTCCTTGAGTGGTATAACCACGAAAGACCACAACTAAGCCCTACACACGCGAAGGGCGCACAACACGGTTCAACTATGCAAGGTGTATCGGGTGTTCTTCGTAGCAGCATTCTGTTTGATGCAACCTTTGAAACCCTTGAGGGTGCTAAGATATGGAGCGCACGCCCTTTGAGTGATGTGGTAGAAAGAGCCATACTATCAAAAAGGAAAATCAAAAAGTTCCCACACTTCTTACAGTTAGCAATCAAGGAAAAACTACAGGAGGAATCGGAATGAAAATCATAGACAGTAGAGGCGATACCGACTTCGTATGGGAGCGAGAGGTAGAGGTTGAACCAACCACACTCATAGCATACTATCAGAACGAGCAGGGCTTCGCATCCTTTATCGCGGGCGCGAGCCTCATAGGAGAAAATAAGCCTGTGTGCAGCATCCTCTCAAAGTTGCATCAAGTAGAGCCGATGAATACAATCCCCGCACCGACATATCCTGAGTGGCGACTCTATGAACTTCGTAATGAGGATGGTCGCCGTTACTTTGTCCTAAGAATAAATCACGCATACATCCCCTCACCTACAGAAAAGAAGTCGTGGCTGTATAACTATCCTGTGTTCCGAGATATCGTCACCGTTCTTTCTGAGAAGGGAGTGGATGAGTTAGTTTATCTTACGGCAAATATAATGCAGGAATATATCTACCAAGAGCAAGCACAAATACCTGACGGCGAACTTCTTGTCTATGACTATGATGAGAAGGATGACTCACTCTTTCTGACCGATGGAACAGACCTTACAAATCAAGACCTTGATATCCCCCCGCCGTCGTGGATAGTGACTTCGTGCTTTGAAAAGTTCAACACTAATCCTGTTCGTGGGAACTACATAGTTATGTGCGCTCACACAGCAACCACCTTCATAAATGAAAGAGAGGCTGAAAGACTACTACAGTTCCTTGAGGACACACACGCCCTCCTCTACGACGAAAAGTATAAGAGCGAGTTGTTGGAAGTTCTGTATGACGCAGAAGTGACGCAGGTGATGGAATGAGTGGGGAGAGAGAGCCGGCGAGATGCAGGAATAAATCTTGCATAGCAAGCCGACGGCGTTGTTTTATCGAAGATAATGTTGTAGCGTTAGAAAGATATCCTCAACCTTACAGTAGTTGTTGGATGTGTGGGGGGCTTCTATCATGACTTTCAATATCTTCGATAAAACTAACGAGTTCGCAAGGAAAAACTACTTCATAGATGTTGAGGACAAAATCCCCATCTTCCTATGTAGTATCGGAGGACATATCTTCAACTGCCTGAACAAGTGTAGTCGTTGCGACTTCGACCCCGACAGCCCGTTGGTGGATGAGGAAAACGACTTCATCATTGAGAACTGCCCGCTACGGCACGACAATGTTCCCTTCTACACTCCTATGTCGCAACTACCCGACACGCGCATACACATACTAATGAGAGGCGCAAAAGGTTCAGGTAAATCAGTCTTAATACTAATGTTCCTCGCAGAAGGAACAGGGTTGGTTCATTCCCCTACTGCTGACTTAGGGCAGGGCTTCCGCACCATGATGGGGGCTAACTCCATCACGGAGGCAGGTATGTTCGGCTCGGTGGATGAAGAAGGCGATATAGCAGGGCGACCTATCGCCCGCGAGATGTGCGGTGGTATCTTGGGCTTTGAGGAGTTCTCCTCTATGTCCGATGCCTCAAAAAAGGAACACAGCCTCGATATGAAAAATCAACTGCTGACTTCTCTTGATAACGGCAGGGTGCAGAAGGCTCTACGCGCAGGGTGGGTGAACTACACTACCCGTTATACTTGTTGGGCTGGAACACAGCCCGCAAGGTTTGAGTTAGACTCCGGCCTTGACCGAAGGTTCTTCATCATAGATATCGAGATGACTCCTGAGAAGGAGAGGCAGTATAAACTCGCCCAACACGCTCAAGCGAATATGTCTAACTCGGAGAGAGTCGAGTTGGCTAATCTTAACATACAAATAAAAGATTGGATAAGGATGCGTATGCACACAGCCGTTAGTAACCCACCAACGGGTATTCTCTTTGATGACGATATCATGGAGTGGATAGACAGGCCGGATGTCCGTTCCTTTGAGGCCGACCTGTTCCGCCGAATGTGTATCGGCTACGCCATGATGCAACCCGAATACAAAGGCGGAGAAATGCTTATCATCAGACTTGATGATACACTTAAGACAATACTAAATCAGTCGCTTGCTATGCGCCGTCGAGTTATGGATGCAGATGTGGAACTGATACGAGCAGCGTTTTGGATGAAGGATGTGCCGAAGTCACAACTACTCAAGGAGATAAGCCGTATGATAACTTCCGGCGACTATCAAACAGCGAAGCGTTGGTTGATAGAGAACCTTGAAGGGCAGGGATGGTATGAAGAAGTTGAGCCAACCGTTAAAAGGCGTGGGCGTAAGGGAGTGATATGTCGCTTCGGGCCTGTATCAGAAGCAAGCGCAGCAATAAGTTGGGGTGGTAAAAGTGCCGAGTAATCCTATCTACGATAAAAGAACTCCCCACTATCGAAAGTCGTGGGAGTTCCCCCCGAATGAAAAATCGTGGTGGAAAAAGAATAAGAGGAATCCTGTTGTGCGTGCGTGTATCGCCTATGCTCTTTCCCTAAAAGAACCTTTCAAAGCAAGTAAGGTATACGAAGAAGCGAGATATCACAACGGTAATCTTGTAAAGAATAGTGGTATGCTCTCGCCTAATTTTAACAAAGTCGAGGCTATGATACGCTACTGTGGCTACTTCGACAGCACCAAGAAAGGCGAACAGGCAAGAATATGGAGGAAAAAGTAATGAGTGGTGGTTCAGCAGGAAACATAAGGGTAGCAGACCGTTGTTATCGGTATCTCCAAGAGAACGGAGATAAGACCGTGAGCGAGTTGAAAGATTACCTTAATACTTTTCCGCGTGGCGCAACTTCTGAGCAACTTGCTAATGTTCTCAGATGCAGCCCGTTGTTCAAGGTATCGGGCACTACGATTATTCGATATGGTGAGGCTGGTGGTTTGAGTCGAAAGAAAAGTAATGTTGGTGGTAATGAGTGGGGTAGTGCATTTTCCTATACCAATGTAAGCGACCAAATCAACAAGGCGGGCGGAAGTGAAGCGGAAGTCAATGTTTATACTACCGTTCCAATAGAAGATATTATCGAAAAACTACGCGGCAAACAACACTTAGTCAGAAAGAGATGGCCCAAAGTGCTAAAAGACGCGATGAAAAAAGAGGGTTTGATATGAGGAGTAAGAGAGAGATACACCAGCGACTTGCGAGTGAAAATGATGCCTTCGCCATAGAGGTTCTACGGTGGGTGTTATCCGGTGGTTGTGAAGTGTGCGAACACAAAGATAAGCGAGAAATAGAGATGGATGTTTATTCAGGTGAAGTATCTTCTTCATATCTTGAGGCTAAATATAATTGGCCTGACGGCCATGTGATGAACCACATGGATGCACACCTTGACTATGACCCGAAAGAAGCAAAGCATATAGAGGAGGCTCGCAGTCAAAGCATTAACACGCTGGATGCAGCCGAAGATATCGTGAATCGTATCACGACATATCTCGATGAGTTAGAGGAACTAAAAGAGCAGGAAGGAGGTATCACATCCGACTTCGTGACTGATGCGGCGCGTCTTATCGCTCAAGCCAACACTTCGCTAAAGTTGGTAGGAACGCTCAAGAAAGAGATAGGGGTTGATAGCCAACTCCTTCTCGCTCACACGCAACTGAATGAGGTGAGTCGAGTTCTTGTTGAAGTTCTCTCGGAGCAACCTAAACTCCTTGATGATGTGGAGAGGAAACTGAATATGCTCGCCACACCTATTGATGTTCCCTTTGAGGTGATAGAATGAGAAAGTGGAGAAGCAAGCCGACGAAGTATCTTTCTACAAGGCCGATATTTAAGGAAGAATATCCCGACTTGATAGAGGCGATGAAGGAAGATGGTCTTACCGGAATGATAACTCCTCATGGGGTCATGTGGTATCATGGCGACTATCAAGTTAGTAGTAGAGTGGTTTGTCGTGTTTGGAATCTCACAGAATCACAGATGAAAAAAATCAAGCAATATATCTATGGGCACGACCCATTCGTAGGTGAAGAAGATGGTAAAGCATAAGTTCGCAAGACGGGCACTAAGAAAGTGGGCGAAGGAAAAGGGAGAGAAGTTCACTACTAATGAGGCGATGCTATTCCTTAATGGTAAAAGTAAGAAGTGTTACTCGCTATCTCAAAAACAACTAAACAATGTGTTGGGTAAAACACGCAAAGTTAAAATGAGTAATGGAGAAGTCTTTGGTTATAGAGGAGAGTTAGTGGGCCGACTAATGGTATGGGAGTATGTTGAGTATGTCTGATAATGAAGAATGGTGTATGGAACACATGGGCGTTATGGCCTTTTGGAGAACAGGAATCAGTATCGTAAATCTATTCCTTACCCTTGTTATTGTGCTAAAAGTATTCGGGGTTATATGATGATAATTTTTACGCCGGATGAGTCGCCCTTTAGAAGCGAGAACGAAGTGTTCATGTATGGTTCAATTGATACTATCCCTAACCTACCGGACACCACTTACTTCTTACATTCAGATAAGTTCGGGTCAAAAGATGTCCTCGCTTGGTCGCCTTTTGTTCAAAATCGTTTGGTAATCGTCACACAGAAAGCCCCTTCGCTGAACAAGGAAGCGCACAAATTATGCGTTGTTGATGATAAACTCAAGGGTAAAAATACTGATGAAAACTTCCTTCTTGTTAAGGCAATAGTAAATTGGGCAGACCGAAAAAGAGTTCAAGCAGTTTTCAAGAGTCCTCCTATGGCCTTGTTACTTTGGTTCTTGAGAGGTAATGTCGAGGATATAGATGTGTGGAGAAGGATAGCGAAAGTTCAATATACACTTCCCGAAGATTACATGGAGGCCGCAATCATCTACGGAATCAAACCATCAAGGAAACGAGTAGTGTGGCCTAAGAAGAAGGGTAAAAGTAAAGAGCGACCACCGATGTTCAGAAGCACCGATAAACATTGGGAGTTGCTGATAGAAAACTCTATAAGCGTAGCGAACACAGTCAGGGCTGACGGAGAGATACCAAAGGGTATGCTCCGTCGCAAGGCGGCAATAAAAACATGGCTGTAGAAGAATCACCACTCGCCGCCCTGTTCTACTCTATTATCGTGTTAATCCTAATTTTAATGTATGGTAGATTTATTGATATTATCATATATTACATTGAGGGTAAAAGTAATAATACAGAAAAAGTTGGGCAACAAAAATCAACGCTTGCGACGCATGATGAGTCGTTTATAAGCGGTATGGTGTGGTCTGATGTCGGGCGAGGAGAATAGAACAGTTTATATCACCTTCACGCCAACATTGATATATGAGTGCTAACAATCGCCGTGTTCGTAGATTTATCATTGAGATACTTTGGGAGTATGGACCTCTAACTAAGGAAGGAGTAGCCGAAAAACTATCCATCTTGAAGAATGTTCGTGCTGTTCCATCACCCCACAGCCTTTCCGCCTTGCTCTCTAAGAACCCACAGGTTATAGCGGTGGGTAGTGAGAAGGTAGAGAATGCAGTAGGCGTGAAAGCCTCGCATCTCCTCTATGATATAGACCGAGATGTGATTAAGTGTCTTGATGATATAGTTTATACCCGTAGTCCGACGGTAATGACTCCAAAGCAAAGGCTAAAGGCAGAACAATGCTCCTGTGGGCGAATCCGTATTTTCCCGCCGGAATCAAAGGTATGCTTACCATGCCTTAGAAAACCTCAATAAGACACTAAGGAGATTAACAAATGGGCGCAACTATGAGGGAAGATATTTCCGGCCTAATATCAGCCATGATGCAAACTCATAGTGGTGTAGATTTAACCCGTATGCTTACCCAAAACAACATATTCGATGCTGCTATTCTCCGCGCATTCCTTCTCGACCTTGTAGGGGATGATGACGATTTCAAAGAGTTCCTTGAGGACACACAAATAGATAACTCCTTCATTCGTGGATTTATGGCGGGTATTATTCAATCAATTCTAATCGAGAAAGGACATGGGGAAGTCTTAGGTAGGCCAAGTCACGGAGAACTCTTGGCTCTCTATGATTCTGCTTCCGCTCACCTCATAGAGTCTTCCCTATAGTTTATATGTGTGTTTGATAACCTCACATCATGCTTTGGGCAAACAAGCACAGACCGACCTCCTTCGATGACCTCGTAGGCGGGGCTAAGTCACTCGACCATCTTGCTACGAATATGCAGCACCTCTTGCTACACAGCAAGGGCGCAGGAACGGGCAAGACTACGCTTGCTCATGTCTTGGCTAACACCCTTGACTACCCACTCCATGTATTCAATGCTTCCTCCAAGAAAACGCGAGGCATAGCGTTTGTAGAGGAGGAGTTGATACCTCTTACACGCGCAGGAAACTACAAGCAGATAATCCTGCTCGATGAAGCCGACCAACTAACACCCGAAGCGCAGTCGGCATTGAAGGGAGTCATTGAAAACGCACAGGGCTTCTTCATCCTCACCTGTAATGATATCAGGAAGGTTAGCAAGTGGATTCAATCTCGCTGCCTAACCATAGAGTTCAGACCAATAGGTAGAAAATCAATGATGGAGCGACTACAACATATATGTGGAGCAGAAGGTGTGAAAATCACCGAGAGTCAGTTGAATCTTATATGTGACGCGCATGAGGGCGACCTAAGAAACGCCATCAATACACTTCAAGCCTATGATGGACTATACGACCCTAATTCTAACGCGGCCCGAAGGTTCATACTCAGTCTTGCTGAACATGACTTTGATGCTTATACCTTCCTCAAGGTGTGTATGGTGGAGAAGGACTTACTTTACGCTAACATTATGTTGTCCGACGCTTATGATGCTCGGTCTGCGGTGCGCTCCGTGTTTGAGGAAGGCGTAGCAGGAACTAAAGCACCACTTTCAGATAACAAGAAACTCCAAGTCGTTGATGCTGCAATCACAGCCGAGCGCGATATCCTAAGCGGTGTTGATGAAGATATTGTTTGGGCTAACTTCGTGAGGATGCTGATAGCATAGTTTATATGTGTAATGCAACGACGGAGAAATTAGAAAGGTGAATAAACCATGAGTGACGAAATGCTGAACAATATAGCCAAGACATTGAATGTCGCGCCGGAAGCGGTGCGAGAGAGGGCAGATACTGTCCTCGCAGAACAAGGCCCTGCATGGAAGAATGCGGGTCGCTCCGATGAGGACTGCTTTATTCTCGCGTTGAGAGTAGCAGGAAGAAACATTACGAGCGAGAATGCCCGAATGCGCCGAGCAGGTGCTGATACATACGAGGGTATGTTCCTGTCTGTTCCACGCCCGAAGGAGTGGGGTAAGATACTCTACAACAAGATGAAGAATCAAATGCTAAATGCGTCTGCCGAAGTTCGTCAGACCCTTGTTGATAGCGGCGCAGTAGTGCTGTTTGAGAACAACAACGATGGAACATACACGCGCCTTGCTGATGAAAAGTTCGGCTTCGGTGCAGAATCCGATGTATCATCGCTACCAAAGCACACAATGCAGTTAGATGCTAACACACACTTCTATGTTGTGTGGGATAAGACTAACGCGACCTTCCCAAGTGGAGATGCTAACTTCAAGTATGGCGCTCCACGACCACAGGATGAGCGCGAGCGTTCAAGTCTGTTCTTTGGTCGCCCACAGGGAACTGATGGGCAACCACAGGTATTCAATGTAAGCGGTAATGGAAAGGCGGCTGACCGAAAGTTCCCTACCTTCATACCACTAACCATACCAATGAAGACAGGTAAGAATAACCGATGCTACCTCAATGCAGATGTATCAGTTCATACTGTAGATGAAACACTATCGTCTATCTTTAGTGGCTCTCCACTTGATATGCTACCTGCTATCATTGGTGACGAGAATATGCTACCTGACTTGGCGGCTATCGGTCAATACTACGACACACACAACGGCACAGCCGGATGGTGGGATAGAAACTGCGCTACTGTAGTTGAAGTAATCCACATTGACCCACGCGAAAAGGGCGGTTCAATCCTTGTCTGTGGCGACACCGCTATAGAGTCAATGGCTGGAACCATAGATGTATATTGCGATGATGTTCCTTCATTCGGTGTTGGAACCAAACTACTAATCTTAGGCCAAGCATGGCGCAGTCGTGAGGGCGAAGACCGCCTGAGCGTCAATGGCTGGTGGGCCTTCGATGAGATAGCCGCGCTGGTTGAGCCTGACTTTGGTGATAGCAGCGACGGGTGGGAAGCGTGAGTAGGGCTTGGAAGGCTTTAGGCGACTTCATCATTCTTGCGAAAGATGAAGTTAAAAGTAACTCAGGACTTATCCTCGACGCTCATTACATTGTAGCGAGTGTCGGCGGGTTTGTTCCTGTAGATATTGAGTGTGGCGAAGTTGTTGTCCTAAGTGACGACGCAGAACTGACTCACATAGAGCCTTCCAACCCGAACTCACCTTGCGCTGTTCATTACAGTAAGATATGTGCTACATCTCTTGGTGATGACGAGCCGGACTACATTGAAATGCACGAAGAACCACTTGCTATTATGGAAGTAGAACTATGAACACACTAATAACAGGAGCGGAGGCCCGCTCAAAACTACTTGTCGGTGTGAATAAAGTCGCTAATGCGGTGAAGGGAACCTTCGGCCCGCAAGCCCGAACAGTAATCATTCAGAATCCTATGGGTATGCCCGTCATTCTCAATGACGGTGTGACTATCGCACGCGCTGTGCATGATAACGACCCGTATGTGCAGATGGGAATAGACCTTCTAAAAGAAGTCGCTTCCGAAGCACAGGAGAAGTCCGGCGACGGAACAACGAGCGCAACTCTCATAGCACAGACGCTATGTAATGGTTCGCTTTCTTTGATGGAGGAGGGGGTATCGCCTCTCCGTATTAGGGATATGTTCAAGGATTTGTTAGAAAAAACAGAAACTTATCTTCATAATACAGTAATAGAGGACTTTGACCTAACGGCTGTTGCTACAATAGCGGCTAACAATGATAGAGAACTCGGTGATATGATAGCAGGTGTAGTGAAGAATGCTGGTAAGGATGGCGGCATCACTATTGAGAAGTCGCTAACAGGTGAAACCTATGTGCGCGACTCAAACGGTATTGAAATAAATGCTGGTTATACTCACGCTCTTATGGCTAACTCGCCACGCGGCAAGTGTGAGTTTGATAACGCATTAGTTCTCACTACTACTGAAAAGATATCCACCTTCAATGCTTTAGTTCCTGTGCTTGAAATAGCAGTAAAGGAGAATAAACCATTGGTTATATTCTGTTCAGATTTCAACGCTATAATGTTGCAGAATCTTTTGGTAAATATAGTGCAGGGTAAAGTGTCTGTCTGTATGGTAAAGCCTTCGGGAATGCCTCAACAACAACAGGCATGGCTTGAAGATATTTCAGCCGCCGTTGGCTCAAAATTATTCAAGGTATCTCTCAATGAGAGTATGGTAAATGTAAGTAATGATGATTTGGGTTCTTGTGAGAAGTTTATATCAAGTCAGACTACTACCACTCTTACGCTAAAAGAAAACGCGAACATATACCACTTAGAGCATCTAAAAGATATGGCTAACAACGAAACTAATGATTGGTTGAAGGAACAGTATCATAATCGCTACTCACGACTAACAACAGGTATCTCCACCATTTATGTTGGAGGTGCTTCCGAAGTAGAGCAGGTAGAAAGGAAGGAGCGGGTAGATGACGCAGTAAATGCGTGCAAACTCGCTCTTGACTCCGGTGTAGTCATCGGCGGTGGCGCAGAACTTTTCCGCGCCACAGAATACCTACAGGACATTACTCCTGAGAATGAGGATAACATAATCAGCGACTTATTCTACAAAGGTCTTACTACTCCACTTGAAACTATCGTAGAAAATGCTGGTAAAAGTATTCAGTTTAAGTATGGAGATATTGGCGACTTAGATGAAGATGACTTCTTTAACACAGGGTATGTCTGTGGTAAGACAGGCGAATACCGATGCGCTCTTGAAGATGGCGTGCTTGACCCTATGCAGGTTGTCTTGAACAGTCTTGAAAGCGCGGTGTCTATCGCTGCGTTGGTTTTGATGACCGATGCCGCAATCATAGCACCTGAGCAATAGTTTATATGTGTAATAGAAAGAGGGAATAATATGAGTTGGGGAACGCAAGCACCTGAACAGAAGGCCAAGCCTAAGACCGTAGAACCTAAGATGCAATTTGATGAAGCATACTATAGGAACTTATTTGAGAACAACCGCACGAACACTATCACGCATAGATGTGCGCTCGTAGGACATGAGAACACCCTCAAGACAGGGCTTGCTCTTTCGTTCCTTGAGCCTGAAATTAGTGCTGGTAAGAAGGTGTTTGTTTTTGATATAGACAACTCCGCGAAGCCAACCATAGACCACATCTACCCTAACAATGAGAATGTTGTTGTTCTTCCACTACAAGATGAAACAGATGACTCCATCTTTGATGAGGATAACAATGTAGATTACAAAGCACTTCTTGATAAGACCGCATACTATGTGAATATCCTTGCTGAGAAGGTCAAGGCTGACCCCGACTCCGTTGGTGGTGTAATCTTTGATGGCGGCTCTACTTTCCTAAAGTGGTGCGAACACGCTATGCGTGCTTCACTACTTGCGCGGGGAGTCATTGAGGAAGAAAGCGATACTTTCAATCAGAAGGAATGGCGCGAGCGTAACAGGCTTTATCGTAATATCCTAACACGACTACACAGCCTCAATGTTCCCAAAGTGTATTTCATCTTCCACCTAAAGCCCGTATCACAGTATATGGATGACGGAACAGGTAAGAAGATTCTTATGACTGTCGGCCATAGGCCGGAGTGGGATAAGGGAACTATGAGAAAGTTCTCTCAACAGATATTCCTATCTCGACACATGAAAAAGGCTGACTTAGCCGCAGGTGTCGAAGGCGACAGAAACCTCAAGGATGACGAATGGGTTGTTCGTGGTAAGGTAGAGGAGATGAAGGGCGACCACATTGAAAAGGTTGGTTCAACCTATGATATTGCCCGCATTTCAAAGGGTAAGTTCGACTTCATCGGCCTTGAGTGGATGAAGGAGTAATACTCATGTCTATTGTTGTTGAAACTGAATCCCTCAAGTGGCTACTTTCGTTAATGCAACGGAAGCAGACTATTGACGGTAAAAGTATTACACAGGTTCATTCCCTGTCTTTGAAGACAGAAGGAAGCAGACTTGTTGGTTGCACGCGAGTAAAGGATGGCGTGACCTCCCTTATGCGACTCTCTATACCCTGTAGCGGCGAAGGGGAGTTCGTGCTTACAGATATTGAGGCTGCTCTTGGAGTTCTCAAGTATCACGGAGGCGCACTACGCCTCACACCAAGCGAAGATAAGGTTAAGTTCAAGTCAAGTGGTAAGCAGACAACGCTTGCCGCGAATAAGGAGGCGAGAGCATTTCCTCACACACCCGAAACTATAGCAATTTGGACTGAAAAGTCACATAGTCTTGCGGAAAAAATAGATGCAGATAATATGCAGTATAACACCAACGACGGACAATGTTTAGATGTGGTCGTGTGTCTTTCAGATATTAGCACCACCACTCTTTACGAAGCATTCCGGTGTGACTCTATGAATGGGCAAAAGTTCAACAAATACACTATGGAGTATACAGGTGGAGAACTAACCATCACAGTAGGTGATGAATTGAAGGGTAAAACTACTACTCAGATGAACAACATTGTTCATTCCTATGTGGATTTACCCGAACACGATGCACCGGACATAAAGGCGACCTACAATGGTGGTCTTGAATATATTTTCCATCATCTTAACAACGATGTTAATATCGGTGTGTGGGATTTTACCCATGTAGGTATGGGCTATCCTATGCTTATCACTCTTGGTGACGGTGACTTCATTTTCCAAGCATCAAACGAGGCATAACTATGGGTATGACTCTCTATAATTTGGGTTTGGTAAGACGGTTAAGTAGCCATGATGACCCATTAGGTAAGCACCTATTCCATATATGTGCAGATATGCCCGCCTTCGGGCCTTTTGTAATCACTTGGAAGGATGAGGAAGGAATAAACTATGTTGCATCAGTAAATGTGCGAATGGAATTAGATGAGGCTTACAATAATATATTGAACATTACTCAAGACCATTTGAAAGCGGAAAAGTTAATAAGCGAAAAGATGGGAACAGAAGATGAGAGCGAGGAATGGGTATGAGTGATTGGTGGATAGAACTACAGACTGATAGTGGGGAAACTCACATTGACCGACGAGAGATATGTGCCGTCACCTTAGAAAATGATAGCCTAACCTACTCCATACACATGAAATCGGGAACAATCTTTACCACACAGGATAAAATTAGTATATCGCGCATCCTCTATGTAGAAAGAAAATATCCGGTGATGAAGTGAGTGTAGAGTCGCCCTTTATGTCTTGCCTCAACTGTGGCGCAAAGTTCTCCTTTGTGTTTGTTGATAGCATATCAGAAGGCGACATATACGAGTGCGAGTTTTGTAATAACATAAAACTAAAGAGATATCCTCAAGAAGAAACAGAAGTGATGGAGTATGATAATTGAACGCTCAAGAGGTAGAGATGTTATCATACGAGGTCGTGATGCTTCCGGTGAAAGATATGAAAAAACTATCAAGGGCCATTGGCCCTATTGCTTCGTGAGAAGTGAGGATGCTCAGTATGTCGCTGAGGCGGTCAGAACTGAGGAAGGATTCACCGGACTATACGGTGAAGAACTCACTAAGATAATTTGCGCCACCGACTATGATGTAAAACAGGTAGGTAAGAGGGAGCAGACATGGGAAGGTAATCTTTCCTATCCTAACCAAGTTCTTGCCGACCACATCAATGAGGGTAACGAACCAATAGAGAACTACAAACACCGAACATGGTATCTCGATGCTGAATGGTCGCCAGCCACAGGAAAACTCCGGTGTATCGTGGTCTATGATAACTTCAAGGAAAAAGAATATGTGTGGTTTATCGAACATGGTTTAGGTAATATCTTAGGGGAAACACCGAAGGATGGTGTGCCTACACCATACAGTAAATATGGCGACTACGAATATGAAACCCCCGCTATGGCCTTTCCTAATGAACGGTCTATGCTAATCCACTTTCTAAGACACATGAAGGCGTGCGACCCCGATATCATCACAGGGTGGTTCGTGGTCGGTGCTGATATCAAGACAATAATGGAAAGATGTCGCGCCAATGGTTTGTCTGAACTATCTCTTTCACCAATGAGGAAAGTTAGATATGAGTTCAAGGATTGGGCACAGCCCATAGTTGGTCGCAACTGTATAGACTTGATGGTTGCAGTATCGAAGTTGTGGGAATTGAAGAATGGAAAATTACCCTCATACAAACTCGATGATGTAGCCTTTGAAATCTTAGGGGAAAAGAAAGTCGAACTTGAAGATGGGCACGACACATGGTTCAGCGATACTCCACTATACCTACACTACTGCCGACAAGATGTGCGGCTGCTGCCCAAGTTAGATGAAGCAGTCAATGCTCTCGACTACTACACATCGCTACAACACATCGTTCAATGCGATATTCGTTCAACTCCTTTCATCACTAAAATGTTCTCACAATTAGTCCTCACAGACCCTGACTTCGACAGGAGGCTACCCTCCAAACCACAGTTCGATAAGGTAGATTATGAGGGTGCTGAAATCTTAGAGGTAGAGCCAGCCGTGTATGAGAATGTCGGTATCTTAGATATTCGCGCCATGTATCACAGTAATGCCGGTAAATATAACATTTCATGGGAAACCCTTGATGAGAACGGGCATGACTGTGGTAATGGAACTAAGTTCTCCCAAGATAACAAGGGTCTTCTTGTAAGACAGATGGAAAAGATGACCGAACTACGAAATATATTCAAGGTGAAAATGTTTGTTAGTGATGGTGCGGAGAGAAGGAAGTGGGATGGTATGCAATTTGCCGCTAAGACGCTTGTTGCTTCAATGTATGGAGTGGCTGGTGATGCTAAGTATGGTCTGTATCACCCTGATATAGCCGCAGCCATCACCTACACTTCTCGACACACATTGGGTGAGTTAATGGTGGAAGCACAGCGCGTCGGCTTCAATGTAATTTACGGTCATACTGACTCAGTATTCTGTGAGATACCTACGCCCGAAGCGGGGTTGGAACTTCTACCCGAAATCAATGAGAGAATGTCGCCAATCGTAGTAGAGTTTGAGAAGTGGTGTCCTCGACTAATCATGGTGGCGAAGAACCGCTATACAGGAATGGTGACTTGGACTGATGGAGAGTATCAAGAGCCTCAAATGTATGTGAAGGGTATCGAGATGAAACAATCAAGAATGCCTCCGGTGATGAAAGAGGCCATGAACAACACCATTTCAGGCATACTAAATGGCGAATCAGAAATCGTTATCACAGCGCGAAATGAAGCCCTAATTGACTCAATAATGGGGGGTAAAATAGACCCACTAAAATTGTGTATGAAAGGGAAGATAGAACGCGACCTATCTAACTACAAAGTTCTCTCCGGTTCTTCTGCTGGCGCGGCTTGGGCCAACGAATATCTCGGTAAGGGTTATCGTAAAGGTTCTTTCTTCCTCGTTACGATTAACGATAAGGGAAAATATATTGCCTTTGACGACCCGAAGGAAATTGACGGTATAACTAACATAGGAAATAGAATACTCGTAGATAGATTCATCATCAAAAAACTAACACCCTACTATAGTTTGGCTGGTTGGAACACGCAGCCTCTTGAAAATGTGAAAAATGGTATTGGTGATGTGTTGTGGGTATAGATTATGTGGTTATGTATTCAGGGGGGGTCACTTCCTTTGAGGCCGCACGACGCGCCATAGAAAAACACGGTAAAGATAATGTTCGCCTGTGGTTTGCAGACACTCTTATTGAAGATGAGGACTTGTATAGATTCAACGATGATGTCGAAGAATATCTCGGTGTTGATATAGAGGTTATCAGCGAGGGCCTATCCGTATGGGATGTGTTTTTCAAAGAGAGATTTATTGGTAATACACGCGCAGACCCCTGTAGTAAGATTCTAAAGAGGGAGGCCCTACGCAAAAAACTCAAGAAGGAATACCCGAACCCCGATGATGTCGTGGTGATTCTCGGTATGGATGATATCGAGGATTGTAATAGGTGGAAGGCGGCGGAGAAGGCACAGGCCCCCTATTCTGTGTGGTTCCCGTTGATGGATGGAGAGTCAATGATGAAAACTGATATTATTCGGTGGCTTCAAGAAAATGATATTGAGCCTCCAAGACTATACAAGATGGGATTCAAACACAATAACTGTGGTGGCTTCTGTGTTAAGGCGGGGTTAGGGCAATTTGCTCACCTGTATAAGACAATGCCTGAAAGGTATGCTTACCATGAAAATAAGGAGGAGGAGTTTAGAGAGTTCATTGGAAAGGATGTGTCTATATTGAGAGATAGGCGGAATAATACCACAAAACCTCTAACGATGCGCCAATTGAGGGAGAGAATTGATGCTGGCGAGTCCTTTGCGTATGATAGTGATTGGTCTTGTATGTGTTTTGTAGTAATAGAAGATGAGTGGTTATAGAACAGTTTATATGTGTAGTGAGAGGTGAATGAATTATGAGCAAGAAAGCGAGTCAAGAAGACTTTGAGAACTTCGTAAAGGAAGTAGCCCATGTGATTTCAATAATGGGTGCAGATGTAATGAAAATGCAGACTATCATGTATAACCTGCTTGATGAGATGGGTAAGGTAGAGAAGCCTTCCTGTGTATCATGTAAGGAAACACTTTTGATACCTATTGTGCAGAATGTAGATAGGAGCGATGTATGCCCCAACTGTGGAGAAAATATCTACGGTGACGAACAGACCACATTTGAATCGTGGGATGAAGGCATAACAATAGGTGGCGAAGAAGAATGATGGTGAAAGTATGCGAGCAACACCCGAACAATCAACAACCTCGTCTTACATCCCTATAGACAACGGTATTCTACGCATCAGTAAGTCCTCTCTAATGGGCTACAAGATGTGCCCCCGACAGTTCTATTGGGGATATGTAGCAGATATACCGCGCCCTCCCGCTACTGAGGAGATGATACGCGGAACTCATATTCACACGGTCATGGAAGCAGGTTTGCTTGAAGGGCCGGACATGATGATGCCTACTGCTGTAGAGCAAGGGGTAGAGGAAGATGAGGGCGTAGATTCTCTCAATCTATTACTCCATCAGATAGCCGCAGATATTGGAGGCTTTGATGTAGTCGAGGCTGAGGTAAAGCATGAGGTCTTTGAGGTGTTTGACGGACACGAAATAGTGTGGGTCGGACTCATTGACGGAGTTCTTCGTCATCCTGAAACCGGAGGCTTGATTCTCGTTGAACTTAAGACGGGAAATATGAACATGGGTAAGTTGGGTAGAACAAGAAAGGAGTTGGTGTATTATGCACGACTTCTTCGTAAATTGGGGTATGATGAGGTGACTCACTTCCTCTATGTGACTCCCGACTACGAAGTGCCGGAGGACAAAGACGACAAACTTCTGTATGAAGGAAACAAAAGGGGTAAAACTATGTGGCTTGGGCCGGAGCGCGGATTCGCTCTTTTAGAGCCGTTCTTGGAACGCTCTTATAATGCCTTTGAGGAATCATTATACGACACTATTGAATCATTAACTTCCCATGTATGGACTATGAAATGGAATGATTATTTCTGTCCTATGTGGTGTGACTTTTCTTTGAATTGTGAAGCAGAATTAAGTGGTATAAGCGGGTGGAGTGTATGAGTAGAGCAGGGTCATCAAGAGTATTTATCGTATGTGCCGCTTGCGGTAAGGATGATGCTTGGGAAGGCTCGGAGAAGGTTTGGAGAGTTAATGGGCAAGAGGGTTCAGCCCCCGAAGAAGTGCTGATTTATGGTTGCGAATGCGGTAATCAACAGGCCGCGTGATACCATGTCTTTTCTCTTTCCCCGCGAGATAGGTCTGCGACGCACTCTTTGCGAAACCCGCGACGAGTTCGATAACTATATCTCAAAAGTAAATGGGAAGGCTTCATGTTATACTTCCCTTTATTCTTTTGAAAGACGCGATGAGATACGAACATGGAAAATGGATGTGGAGTCTGTAGTTATGGATAGAGCGTGGTGGGATTTCGATATGTTAGAGGGTGGAACCCTTGATGATGTTAAGAAGGATGTTACCGAACTACTAAAGAGAATAAACACAAATGAGCGTGTGGCTCTTGGGCGAGAAATAAGAATAGTCTTTACAGGTAGGGGATTTCATGTTCATCAGTTCTTTGATAAGCCTGTGAAGGGAACAGCCATAGCAAAGCACATAGACCGCTACCAAAGGCTACAGGCGCGAGGGCTAAGAACACTTGATGGTGTAGGCTTCCCTCAGAAACTCACACGCATTCCTGATACTTACAATCCAAAGAGAGGTAGGTGGGCTGTGAATATAGACCCCATGAGTTTTTATCTTAATCCTAACTATGAAATACCTATAGAACCATTACAGGAACTCAAGATTTACGACCCATATACAGGTCATAGTGCTATTGACGGCTTCAACATTAGGGCGTGGATAGCAAACAACCCCGCCCAAGAACAGGAGCATCAGGGAGAGTTCAATGGTGAGATTGGTTCTGCCGGACAGATACCTATTCCTCCCTGCTTACAGAAGGCAATACACCAAGACAACCCTAAACATACGGTAAGAATAGCATTGACTCAACACCTCGCAGAAAATCTGCGTTGGTTTGCTCACCCATCTACACTAACGCCCGAACAACGAACACAATGTATAGAAACAATAGTGGCGTTTATGTCGAAGTTGAATTGGAGAGATTACAACGAAAGCACTACACGATTCCATGTTAAGAGTATCATAGATTATGAACACGCCCCTACTAAGTGCGTAGTGGATGCTGGCCCATGTTGGGCGCATGACGGAGTAAAGCGGTGATATTATGATGCTAAAAGAACAAGAAATAAAGGACATGAAAGAACACGGAAAATGTGTGACTTGTAAAG